AAAGCAGCACAATATTCAATGTTTGAAATGAATGACGAGTTTACTCGTGCTCAATTTATTGCTCTGGTAACTCCATTCTTGAGAGATGTTCAAGGCCGCCGTGGTATCACAGACTATAAAGTAGTTTGCGATTCAACAAATAATACACAACAAGTTATTGATTCTAATCAATTTGTTGGTGATATTTACATTAAACCTGCACGCTCTATTAATTACATCCAGTTGAACTTTGTTGCCGTTGGAACTGGCGTTGACTTCACAACAATCGTTGGCGCAGCTTAATAAATAAGTAATAATAGGAGATTAAAATGGCATTTACCGTATCTGAATTTAGAGCACAAATGGTTGGGGACGGTGCCCGTCCCAATCTATTCTCAGTATCTCTAACTTTCCCAACAAACGTAGTTAATGCTGCAACTGCTAGCCAGAAGACAACATTCTTTGCTAAAGCTGCACAACTACCTGGTTCTACTGTAGGAACTATTACACTTCCATATTTTGGTCGTGAATTAAAGTTTCCAGGCAATAGAACATTTACAGATTGGACATTGACAATCATTAACGATGAAGACTTTGCTATTCGTAACAGTCTTGAAAATTGGATGAATCTAATTAACAGCCATGCAGGTAACGTTCGTGACGGTACTGCTGTTGCACCAACTACTTATTCAGTTGATGCTGTTGTTACTCAATATGGAAAATCAAATGAAATCATCAAGACTTATAAGATGGTTCAAATGTTTCCAGTTGATATTGCACCAATTGACCTAGATTGGGGTTCTAACGATTCTATTGAAGAATATTCGGCAACGTTTACCTTCCAATGGTGGGAATCGCAAACAACGACCTAATATTTTATGTTATACAGAGGAGCTTCGGCTCCTCTTTTATGGTTTTTTTGAACTGGAATTAAAGAAATATGTCACCATTTAATAAGTTTTCTCTATTTGGTTTTACCATCTCTCGTGAACAAAACGAGGAGGAATCCAAAGTACAACAATCGTTTAGTCCACCGACAAACGATGATGGTGCATTAACTATAACATCTGCTGCTTATTATGGCACTTACGTTGACCTAGACGGTACTGCAAAGAATGAGGTTGAACTCATCTCTCGTTATCGTGAAATGGCCATGCAACCCGAAATTGAATCTGCAATAGATGATATAATTAATGAAGCTATCTGTCAAGATGATGACGGTAAAATTATTCAAATTGTTTTAGACGACTTAAAGCAACCAGAAAAAATTAAAAATGCCATCAAAACTGAGTTCAATACCATTGTAAGGTTATTGAATTATAACAACATGGCACAAGATATCTTCCGTAGATATTATATCGATGGTAAAATGTACTATCACATTATTATCGATAGAGATAATCCACAAGAAGGTATCAAAGAATTACGTTACATCGATCCACGTAAATTGCGTAGAGTTCGTGAGGTTAAGAAGAAGAAGGATGAACGTACAGGCGTTGATATCATGAACGTTATCAACGACTACTACATCTATAACGATAAAGTCACCAATGGGTCATCCAGTAGTTTTGGACCAATTGGTGTACGTATCACTACTGACTCTATCATTTCTGTTGTTTCTGGTTTGATGGATTCACGTAGAGCAGTTGTTCTTTCATATTTGCATAAGGCGATTAAACCTTTGAATCAATTGCGTATGATTGAAGATGCAACAGTTATCTATCGTATCTCTCGTGCACCAGAACGTAGGATTTTCTACATTGACGTTGGTAACTTACCTAAACTAAAGGCTGAACAGTACCTACGTGACATCATGGTTAAGTACAAGAACAAGTTGGTTTATGATGCCAACACTGGTGAAGTCCGTGATGACCGTAAATTCTTGTCTATGATGGAAGACTTCTGGTTGCCACGTAGAGAAGGTGGCAAAGGCACAGAGATTACCACATTACCAGGTGGACAGAACCTAGGTGAGTTGGAAGACGTTAAGTATTTTGAAAGAAAACTATATAAATCTTTAAATGTACCTATCTCTCGTTTGGAACCTAATCAAGGTTTCTCTCTTGGCCGTGTATCTGAAGTTACTCGTGACGAATTGAAGTTCAGTAAATTCGTAGACAGACTTCGTAATAAGTTTGCTGATGTGTTTGACCAAGCTTTGAGAGCACAATGTGTACTTAAAGGTATTTGTACTGCTGAAGAATGGAATGAGTTTAAAGAACACATCTCTTACGACTTCATTAAAGATAATAACTTTACTGAATTAAAAGATGCTGAGTTGATGAGAGAACGTCTAACCTTGTTGGGTGACATTGATCCATATACTGGTCGTTACTTTTCACAAGCATGGATTCAACGTAATGTGTTGCGTTTAACTGATGACCAAATCAAAGAAATGCAAGAAGAAATTGATGAAGAAAAAGAAGCTGGTTTAGGTTTACCTGTGGGAGTTACTAATGATGTAGCACAACAAGCTATGTTATCTCAAGTTCCACAACAGCCAATGAATCCTGCAGACCAAACGGACGATGAATAATATAAATAGGTAAACCGATTTTTGGAGAATAAAATGACAACAAGACAAATTATTGATTATGCATTTGACGATAACGCTAAAGAGATGCGTGATGCACTTTACGCAGAAATTCACGATAGAGTTACCGCACAAATCCAAAACAAAAAAATAGAAATTGCTCAGAATCTTTTTCCTGAGGAAGAACCTCAAATAGAACAAGAGCCACAAGAAGAATTGGAATAATAAATGGCCAATAAGTATACATATCAGGTACTAAGAGATACCTCAACAGAAGCCATCATCAAGTTGACTGGTTTCTTTGATGGTAGCGGACAAGAATCTAACAACGCACGTATTGCAGCTAATAGTTTTGCTGGTGCTCTTGCAACAAATGGATACCTTGTTGCAAACAGTCAAGGCGGCGCTGCAAATACAGCACTAAGTCGTTACGACATACAATTAACAGGTTTAAAATATTATGTTAACTTTCCAACATCTTCTGTTGGTGCTGTAGAAATTTTTTGGAACGGTGGCGGTGCAACTGCGGCGGCTCAGTATGCCAACTCTGCAACTATTTTCCATCTAAACATGCAAGGTGAATTTGGTCTCGGTGAACAAATTCCATCTATTTTAAATAATTCTGGTAATACAGCATTAGGTGCAGCAAGTATTGGTAATGGCGATATTGGCGTGTATACATCTGGTGCAGTTGCAAATAGTTCATATACATTAATTGTAGCTTTACGTAAGAATAACCAAATGTATCAACGTGGTCAATTCAACGATCCAGCAGCATTCAACTACGGACCATACGGTGTAACACCATGAAACTAATCAAAGAAATATTCGAAACCGTTAATTATCTCGTAGAAGATAAAGACGGAAAAAGGAACTTACACATTGAAGGTCCATTTCTGGTTGCGGAAAAGAAAAACCGTAACGGCCGTTTGTATGAGTACAAGACTTTAAAAAATGAAGTTCACAGATATACAACAGAATACATTAATAAAAACAGAGCTTTTGGTGAGTTGGGTCATCCTGATTCACCAACTATCAATCTAGACCGTGTGTCACACATGATTGTGGATTTACGTGAAGACGGTACACAATGGATTGGTAAAGCAAAAATTATGGAAACTCCTATGGGAAACATTGCTCGTCAGTTGATTGAGGGTGGTGCTCAACTTGGAGTTTCTTCACGAGGCATGGGTTCGTTGGTTAACAAGAATGGTGTTAACATTGTACAACCTGATTTTTATCTAGCCACAGCGGCAGATATAGTAGCAGATCCTTCTGCACCTGGAGCTTTTGTTCAAGGTATTATGGAAGGAAAAGAATGGATGTTGGTTGAAGGTGTATGGACTGAAGTTGACCAAGAGCAAGCAATCGGACAAATCAAGAGAGCTTCTCAAAAGGAAATTGAACAAGTCAGTTTACGCATATTCGAAAACTTCATGAAAAAACTTTAAATATAAATATCCAATACCAAATCAAGGAGATTTTCAAAATGGGAAAATTTAATCTATCAGAAGCCGCTAATGCAATTTTGAGTGAAGATTCAAAGTCTAACTTTGAAGCAAATATCAAAGCAAAGCAAGGTATGCGTGGCTCAGACAAACATCCTAAGGGAGAAGTAGGAAGCAATAAACTAGATACATCTGTGGCATATGGCCAAAAAGATGCTGGTATGATTGGTCAATCACCAGAGAGAGCACTAACAGACTCTTTGCCTGATTACTTAAAAGGTACACCACAAGCAACACCTCCTGGTGCAACACCGCCTGTTGGTGCAGAACACGATGGCGTTGGTGCTACTAAGCCACAAGGCCAACCACAAGAAACAATGGGTCGTAAAGATATTATGACTCCAACTAAATCAGATGCAACCGATTACGATTCAATTCGTGACCGTAAACCAGGTAAATTGGCACCACAAATGATGCAAATGAACAAAGGTGCTACATTCCAGCACTATGAAGAAACAGAGTATGACGATGAAGATACTTTGACTGAAGAAGAAAAAATGATGATGAAAGACAAA